TACCGTCGATACCGAGGTCGACCCACCAAGGACCATTTTTTGTTCTTTTGAAGAGGTGCATGCGGCCCGTTCCCCGTACCTTTTACGAATCCAATCTATCACATCGACATCGACCAGCACCCAGGCTCTGCCGACCTTGGCGGCCGGCAGACCATGGCACCGGATGCATTCCGAGACCGTGTCCGGCGTGGTGAACAGCCACGCTGCGGCCTGCTCCAGGCTAAGCGTCTTCACTGATGGCCCTTTAATTGCTTGTGGTTTAGCTTTCTCCCATCCCAACAGAACCGCCTGTCCGGCGGTGCGTCTTTCGGAGTTCTCATGCGTTGCGCCGCCTGCCTTGCCCTCTCCGGGAAGCCTGCCATCTGCGCCCCCCACGGGGCACTACGACGCGACCACCGAGCCGAAAAGGCGCTGGCGGATCTAGCCGGCGACACAATCACGGAGCTGCCTTGGATGTATCGCTGCAACGACTGCGGCGAAGGTCTCTGCATCGACGATGCCGACCACTGGGAGCTGATCCACTAGTCCCGACGAGCCGTCGCTCAACCCAGGCATACCGCGTCATACGGCACCTCCAGGCGCATCCGGCTCGATTCCAGCCGCGAGTAACCGGCGACGGATCGCCATCGCGCGAGACTGCGAGCAGCCGACGAATTGCCGGATGGCACTGACAGTCGGTTTAAGTTCGCCGCGCCGTACCGCCGCCGCGACCTCGCTATCCTCCGCGTGACCGGTGCCGTGACTGGCACCGTTACCCGTCTGCGCAGGCACAGTCACGGCAGCGGTCTGCGTGGCTGGGCTAGGTAACGCCCGCTCGATGGGAACGTTACGCAGTACCGCCACGCGCAGCCACAGCACACACCCGACCAGCTCCAGACAGATCGCCGCGCCCAGCTGGGTGACCAGCATCACCGCGTCCGCAGGCGCGCCGATGGCTGCGGCGAGCAGACGCGCGGCGGGATCGTGCCGCGCCTGGTCGACGCCTGCCACATGGCGCTGCGCTGCGGCACGCGCGCTCTCGTCCTGCCGGATGGCCCGGCGCGCTTCCTGTTCTTCCACGTCGAGCGACTCCGCGCGTTGCTGCAGCGCGCTGATCCGCGCCGCTCCGAGCGGGCAATTCCGGCAACTGGCGGCTGTGGCCTGCAGCCGTGCGATATCGCCGCGCACCGTCGCCCGTTCCGCACTCACCACGGCGAGGGGACGTGCCACCGCCCGCACCTCCACCGGCATCGATGCCGTGGCTTCGCTCTGACGAAGTGCGCGCGCCTCGCCGGCATGGCCATTGGCCGCTGCGAAGAAAGCGAGATGACCCCACACCACGGAGGCCAGGCAAGCGCACCAGAGCGACCAGCCAGCGACGGGCATGCGCCTGCCACTGGTCAGCGCGGCGGGCAGCTGGTGGACCGCGAGCGTCAGCAGGACGGCCACCGCAGCGAGCAGCGCACGCTCGCCGAGCGTGCCGCCCCGGCTCCAGGCGCCGGCTGCCGACAGCCACGCGGCGACCAGAGAACACGCTACCGCCAACCCCGTTGTGCAGACAAACGCTGCACGCTGTTCGTGCTGGATCATCGTGCGGCCTCCATGGATTGCGTATCCGGCCGGGGCTTGGCAACACTGGCGGCCATGGAAATAAGCAGGTCGCGAAATTCGGGGGGTGTGGCATTGCGGATCCTCGTTTTGTCCTTGCCCCCGACCATCGCCATCATGCCGATCCTCCGTGCCTTTTCGTATCCATAGCGCGCCAACGCCACCGGGTGAATGCGCTGTCCGCTGGTGCCCCATCTCAATTCCTGTCGCTCTATGCCGACTGCGTAGAGCCACGTGGCCTTGCGGCTCATGTGGCCGTAGTGACCCTGTTCGACGTGACACGTCCAGCCACCGTATTCGTCGGACTTCACCCATCCGCCTGACTTCGGTGGCGTCGTCAGTCCGAAGAACCGCCAGGCATGCGAATGGGCAGGATGCTCGATGACGCCGCCATAGTTGCGCACAGCGGTCAACGCGGCTGCGAAGCAACCTCCATCCTCTCCAAGACGATACTGGTTCGGCTTGTTGGGCGCGCCATGCCAGTAGCGTCCCCATCGCTGACAGGGAGGGTGGGCCACCACGGGCCGGCTGCCAGCGTATCGCCTGGCGTCTCTTGCCTCATCCCACGGGTCAATACCGAGCACTCCGAAATAGGCGCCATCCGTTTCGACGTACAGGGCAGCGATGTCAGCCACGCTCGCCCCCTATCGCTGGCCCGGCCATGGAGGTGCCCATTGCCATCCTCCGGTCGGCCCATTGCAATGCGTAGATCAGCATCGACAGCCGCGCGCGCCACGGCTTCTCGAGATGCGCGGCCTGGTGCGCTTCGATATCGATAGGCGCGCCCGTCGACGTATCGAGCGGCTGGCCGGCGATTAGCTGCGCCGGGGCCAGATCGTCCAGCACGGGCGAATTGGAGACCCACCAGGCATATTCCAGCGCGGGGTGCTCCACGCGTGGCCCCTCGACAAGAATGGCCTCGGCAATCGTCAGCAGGTTCTGCCGTGTGGTCGCCGGGAAGTCCGCCAGCGTGGTGCCTTTGGCTGCCTCTTCGGGATAGAGGCCGTTGCAGATGATCTGCGCCACGCGTTCGGCGTAGGGCGAAGCGAAAGGGGACATGTGGCTCGTGGTCATGCTTTTTGCTCGATGTAGGCGATATCGCCGGTCTGAACCGGGCCAGTGGCGGTAGCGGTGTCATGCACCTGCAACGTGGCGGCCAGCAACTGACGGCGCGTGCAGGCTTTCTGCATGTCGTCGGTCAGATTGAGGCCATGGCCGATGACACGGAATTCGTCGCCGGTCACGCCCATGCGACCACGTGAGCGGAAGCGCTTGCCGACGTCCGCGACGGCAATGACGGCGGCATCCATCGCGTCGCGCAGCGCGTCGTTGTCGGTGAAGAAGAGGGTGGCGACGGCTTGGCCGACGTTGATGCGGAACGCGAGGGTGTGCCACGCGGACTCCGTAGCCGTGCCATCGAGGATCTTGCTCAGCTCGCTGTGGGGCAGCAGCTGCAGATCCGTCTCGGCCTTGCTGCTGAAGCGGAAGCAGGAGGGCAGGCATTTCTCGCGCGGCTGATGCACACGGCGATTCTTGCGGTGTTTGCTTGCGGGCATGGTGTGTTCCAAGTGTCAGTCTTCGAAGTCGCCGGCTGCCCGACGCTTCAGGTCAGTGGAAGGGACATGCGGGCGTTTCTGCTCGCGCGTTGCCATCGCGCGTGCTGCGGCCGCAACTGCGGCGCGCAACATGTCCGACATGGCGTCAAACGGGGTGGCGATTCGCAAGGCGCGATGGGTGTGCCGCAACTGCGCATCCGTAACAACAGGCTTACTGGACATGCTCAAGCTCCTGCGTTGCGCGAGCGATCCTCGAAGACCCAGCACTTGACGGTGTCGGGGCGCTTCGGGGCATGGGTGTGCTCGGCGTTGAATCGCGCGTTGATCGCGCTGTTGACGACCCGCAGATCGAGGAACTTGCGTGCGCGCGAGGTCTTGAGGACGCGCTTCAGTTCGGTCAGCGGGGGAAGGTTCAGGCGGCGGTCATTGGCCACCTGCTCGAAATGGCGCAGGCTGATGGCGATGACGCCATCCGAGCGGGCGTGGTTGAGCACCGCGTGATCGTCTTCGGCAGACTCGATGTGGTCGTACAGTTCCCAGAATTCCTGCACGAGCGGGTGATCGGCGCCGATGGCCTGCTGGCGCTCCACCGCCATGCGCACGAGCTGCGCCTGCGCCGCGTCGCGGTATGCCATGGGTAGCGGCATCACACTGGGCAGGCAGTCCACCAGGGCCATGATCTGCGCATGGTTCTTGACCAGGCGCTGGTGCTTCACCTCAGGGTGAGCCGCCAGCTTCTCCTGGTAGAGCGGCATGCGCTCCGCGAACAACCGCAGGATGTCCTTCTCTTTGAGAATCGCTGACAGCAGGAAGCCCGACACATCTTCGACGGCCATCTGTTCGAGTGCCCGCGCTGCGGCGAAGGTGTCAGGACTCTGGCCCGAGCGGTCGAAGTACAGGTGGACGATCCGCTGCAGCACGGCTTCGCTCGCGTTGACTTCGGCGTTCTGGCTGATGACCACGCTGCCACGGAAGGGCGGCTCGTACGTTTCGTTGCCAGCGTTCTTGACGCCACGTGCTCGCGTGCTGCGGCCGTTGTAGGCCGTCTTCAGTTCGTTCCAGTCGAAGCCCTTCACCTTGGCGCCGTCTTCACCACGGTCGCCCTCGATCAGGACCACGGGCAGGTTCGACACCTGCGCAAAGTTCCGCGCACGCGCTGCGAGCGACGACTTGGACGGATCGAAGCCTTCATAGTCACGCCGGCCGCACAGCTTCCATAGAAACTCGATCAGCGTGGATTTGCCGGCGCCCGGCTCGCCCACCACTTCGAGGAAGGGGAAGCTCTTCTGCTTGATGCCTTCGCCTTCGCGGATCTGTTCGGCAAACAGGCTGCCCAGCCAGAACGCGAGTGCCACGATGGCCTTGGCACCAAATGCGCGCCACAGCAGCTCCAGCCAGTCGTAGTTCAGGCTCTTCAGGTCCGTGTTGATGGACAGGCCGGCCGATCCGCCGATGGTCTTGATGGACAGACGGCCGACATCGAAGAAATCTTCATCGTTGAGGGAATGGAGCTTGCCGTCCTTGACGGCGACATCGGCATAGACGTAGCAGCCGTGTTCCTTCGAGTAGCCTACAAAGTCGATGGTCTGCACGCTCTTGATGCGGTGCATCTGCTCCTTCAGATACGCATCGAGCTGGCCATTGGAGCCGGTGTAGAACGCACCCGGCGCAACGGCGAGCAGGCGCTTCTTGAACTCGCCGGCCGAGGCGATCTGCGAGCTGGTGAAGGTGTTCTTCGCCGGATCGGAATCGTGCGGGAACGCCACACGGAAGTAGTACCAGGCTTCGTCAGTGGCAGCGTTTGCCTGGTAGTACAGGACGCTGGGCAGGCAGGTGGCGATGTTGGTGATGGTGCCGGCCTTGAGCATGGCCTCGTCGCGTATGTCGCCTTCTTCCATGTCCGGGTGCGCATGCCGTACCGCGTCCATTTCCTTCGTCAGCGCGTCCAGATCCACCTTGAACCAGTAGAGCTTGCTGTCGAAGTCAAAAGCGAACTGGCTCATGCTGGTGCGCCCATAGATCAGGCGCGCCTTCTCTGCCGGCGTCGGAGCGGCGATCAGGTCGCCGAAATAGCGGTAGTCGCTGATGTCGTGGTCGGACAGCTTGGCGAGCTGGTGCAGGTCGTTCCAGTCGCGCTTCTTCGCGCCGACCTGCTTTGGCACTGCAAGCGACGCCTCCCAGCCTTCCTCGCGACTCCGCTTGAGCCATTGCTTGCCGTAGCGAATGCCCGCCTTGTCGCCATCGAGCGCCCACACCAGCTTTGGCCGTTCCTTGCCGTTGGCCGCACATTGCTCGGCGAGTCCACGCAGCGCGAGTCCCGGATAGTTGTTGCAGGACATGGCCGACACTGCAGCGATGCCGTGGTGGAGCAGGGCGATGTTGTCGAAGATGCCCTCGACGACCCACAGTTCCGTGACATCGGTGAAGGTGCTACCGGGCGGCTGCCACCACATGCCGCCGTAGCTGCCGTGGAAGGTGGCCTTGCGGTCGCCGAAGCGGTGCGCCTGGTCGATGATGCGTTCCCAATAGACACCGGGGGCGAGCTGGAAGCGCACGGTGGCGCTGCCGATCTTCAGCTCGTGGCTGTAATAGCTCTCCTGCGTGTACCAGTCGCGCACCTTGGCGAGGTCGAAGCCTCGGGCGTCACGCATGTACGCATTCACCGATGCCTTGGGATCTTCCGGTGTCGGCTGGAATCGGTCCGACCAGCTCTCGAAAAGATCGGGGTACAGATCCTTGATGTGAAGCTCTGCACCGCAATGATTCAGGCGATTGCAGCGCACCACCCAAGGCGCTTCACCATAGGCCCACAGCGTCTTCTTGCCGCAGGACGGGCACACGCCGTTCTCCAGCTTCTCTCCGCCGCGCTTCGCTTTGAAGCTGTAGTCACGGAGCAGGCGGGTGGCAGCCTCGCGCAGGATTGCATCCGTGTTGTCGCTACGGGATGGGTTCATGAATCTTCAGGCGAAAGGAATCCCGCACGCCCCGAAAACGGGGCGCGTCGGTATGAATCAGTCGAATGGGGGGAGACCTAGATCAGGTCTTCAGCAGGTCCAGCTGCCGGTCATCGATGGCAGTGGCGCGAGCACGGCTGACGGGCAGATATGCCTGGGGATTGGGCTTTATGCTCGGCGCAATCGTCGTCGTAACGGACGTAATGGCTTTGCAGGTATAGGCGCAGTCGACGTTGGGGCATTGCCAGTAGCTCTCTTTCGAGAGCAGCGACACCACGCGGCTGGTGCGGGTCTTCATGCGCGACTCGCAATGTGGGCAGGTCAGTTTCACAGCGATTTCCCCGGAGATACAACCAAATTAAAAGCACGGCGTTTGCCCGTCATGCGCTCTGCGGTGCGCCGGATCCGGGCTTTGGCCAGCCATTCGGCGGCCTGTTCTAACGTCGCCAGTCCTTGCTGCTGACGAACGTCTTCCAGCACTGCCTCCAGTTGCTCGGTCAATTGGATTTCGATGTCCGGCATCTTCTCGGCAGCTCAAAAGTGACTTCGTTCAAGCGCTACGCGCCTCTACATTCGAACCCAGCGCCAGAACTTCTTCGGCCTCACGGAAGATGATCTGACGCAGCAGCGTGGCAGGCTGCTCGCCCTGATAGTTGGCCAGGGCGGTGATCAGATCGAACTCGTAGTCGTTGAAGCGGAGCACCACGCGGTTGTCGCGCACTCGTTTCGGATCGGGATACATGCTGTCCTCGATTGAAATGTGAATGGTGACGACGCTCAGGACGAGCGGCTTTCGTAGACGGCAAGGCCCTCAAGCAGCACCAGACGGGCCAGGCTCGACACGGAACGGTTCTCCTTGACGGCGAGTCGCTCCAACTTCTGCCGCTCTGCCGGGAGAAGGCGAACACAAACCGGCTTGTCGCTGAGCACGCCGCGAGGGGACCGGGTCCGGGGCGTTTTGGCTTGAGTCATGGCGGATATACTTGTGTGAGTTAGCGTTGCACAAACAAATTATCTGCACAAACGTGCAATTGGTCAAGGATTTTGCATGGATGTGGTTATCTTGGGAGTTGCAGGCCGGCTCGAAGAAGAGCGTGTGCGGCTTGGCCTGAAGAAGGGAGAGATGGCGCAGGCTGGAAACGTGTCCGCGTCGGCCTACGGCAATTACCTGCGTGGCGAGCGCATTCCCGATCTGGCGGCCCTCGCTGCGTGGGCTGGTGCTGGCGTTGATCCGCTGTATGTAGCCATAGGCAAACGGATGCCTGGACTGCTTTCCCCCGACGAGGAAATGATCCTCGGCGGATATCGCCAGCTCGACGCGCGCGGACGAGCTGGCGTGCTAGCGCTGATCGGTGGCATGCAGCCCACAGCGGAGACTAAGCATCGTACGGAGATGGTTTTCAAAGGCGCTGTGGGCAGCGTCAATCAAGGCGACTATCACCAGAATGACGCGCTGACACTCAAAGTGGGCAGCAAGCCAAAGCGCAAGGCGAAAGTCAAAGCGGGATAACGCGCCCGTCGCTAAGCAATACCCCTCATGTGGCACTTACAGGCGAGCTTCCCTGCCGTTGAATAGTGGCCTCTATTGCAATAACCAGAAGGCGACGGTTGCGTAGAGGTACGCACAACCGATCCCGCGCGACCGTCTCAGAACGAGCATGGATACGCGTTTTAAATTCGACGGGGAAGTCGGTCAGGTCATCAGTGGGAGCGCCACATTCACAGCGCCACAAACGTTTCATCAAGTCAACAACGTGACACTGAACACGCAAGTAGCGGAACAACAGTTGTCGATGCGCGAGCGCGCCGGTTTTGCCAAGCGGGTGGTAGACGTGGCGGCAGCAGAAGGCATTAAGCCCGACGCGGTGTGTCGCATTCTGCTCGAAGACTACGGCGGCACTGGCGGCGGCCGTATCCGGCAATGGATACACGGCCGTCGCAGATGGTTAGCGCTTATCAGCGTCGCCATCGCCGCCTCCGTCATGGCGCTGGCCACCAATGCAATTTCGAAGGAAGAGCCGTACCTGCACTGTCGCTGGGAAAGCAAAGACTTCTCGGTAGGGGCCGTATCCAGCATGGGGACCCATGACGTCTATGAATGCGTACACGATCCAAATGCTCATGCGTATCCCTACTGGGTCCCCGCGCGTAGCTTTGGTGGGCAAAGGTCGGGCAGATCGAGAGCGATGATCGGTCCGCTGCGATTTAACGGAACCTCGAGAAGCTGAATCATGACCGACTTACCCGCTCAAGCATTTAGGGAACTGGCCGAAACTCACCTCGCAGCAGTCCAAAAACGACTTCCCAATGGAACCCTGGAACGGTTCGTACTGTTCGTCGAAGTCGTCCGCGCTATGGACTATTGGGGCATACATGGCTCCCTCGCAGGAGAGAGCCAGGAAGGTGCAGGGGAATCGCTCGATCTCATGTATTGGGGTTGGAACAGGGCAGTCGCGGAACTTTTTGAGCCGCTAGAGCAGCGTGGTGCCTTTCCTCTCATGGAGAGCACACAAGGCTCGCGTGCGCTCGCGGTCGGACTGATGCAGGAGTTTGGCAAGGTTTCGCTGCTTCAGAGGCTGGCCGACATGAGTGAAAAGGGTATCGCAGAACTCACCAGGGATGGAGACGAATTCCACGTCCGTACCGGCGCGGATGTGCGGGCGCTCTTCGCCGATGCTACTGAGCTGGACCGCCTAAAAGCCGCAGAAGTGCATTTACCGTCCTCGAACGCAGGCTGGGAAATGACATCGACAAGAAACGCAGAGCGCTTCCCAGGCATGCCCGGCAACTACATGGCCTTGGCCAATACGCCGGCGAAGCGTTGGCTCAGATCCGACATCGAGGAACTCATTAAACCCCTTGTAAGGCCATGGGACACCGGTCGCGGTGTCATGGTGGCCTACGACGCTCGTAGTGAGGTAGACCAACACTACATGGCCGAGGCGCTCGCACTGGCCACATCTTGGCGCGAGGCCTCCGGCATCCACCCCAACGCAAAGCTCGGTACCATCACAGGGGCCGATGTTGCAGGAGTCAGTGCCGCGCTTATTTGCCTTCATTCCAAGCATTTTGCCTGCGTATCGGTGGCCAAGAAGCATTTCAGCCAAGTGTCTGTCCCTCAAAGCCTAACTATCTGGGGGCCAAGGACAGCGCTGGAGGAATCAATATCCATTGTGAGTGGTCGCGCGCTGCCAGTCGTCCATGCAGCATTCAATGCTCTAGCGATGACCTCGGAGCAAGCAAAGAAATTGGCGAACCACTCGATGCCTCTGATTCCCCTGCTGTTTGACTTGGGTAACGGTTTCATCCTGCGCCCAGTTTCCTGCCTAACTCGAAATCCCTTCACCGCAGTCAAGACCCAACATCAATGGCTGGATTCGCGCACTGAACATGCCGTGGCCGCCGACCGTGAAGACTGGATGCGGTCGCATCTCTACGCCATGTTCAGTGGTCGCCGATATTCATGCTTTCCTGGCAACCTCAAGTTGCGCCATGCGGGCACAACCCTCACTGACATCGACGCGATCGTATATGACAGGCTTACCGGAGACGTCGGACTCTTCCAACTGAAGTGGCAAGACTACTCGACGAACGATATTCGACAGCTCCGAAGCAAAGCCGCAAACCTCGCAGCAGAGCTATTTGACTGGTCCGGCAAGGTGAGGTCTTGGATTCAAGAGTACGGAGTGTCCGCGCTAGACAAGTCGCTACGGCTAAAGAAAAAGCGGCGCGAGACAGTGAGGAATGTGTTCCTCTTTGCCATTTCAAAAGCGGCTGTCCGCACGCAAGGTTATGGCGTCGTCGTGGATGCACCTGATCTGGCCATGGCCGTCTGGCCGCAGTTTGCACGCGCACGAATGGAAATCGGCCCCTCGGACCGCACCCTGCGAGATATACACACCCAGCTTCTCGCGGAGTATGGGCAAGTGCCAAAAATTACGCCCATACCGACTTCGCTCGACGTAGCTGGGACCAAGGTTCACATCCACAATCTTTGGAACCGAATCGACCAACCCGAGGTTATGGCATAAGACGGGGATGTGCTGTTCCCGAAGATTGGTTAGGCATCGCCTGTTAGCTCCTCAGGCTTTATTTCTAGTTCCAGCGTCGTGATGTAGCCGTGGTCCGACAGGTTGTGCGTGACTCGTGTGATGATCCAGCGCGTACTGTCGATTTGCGGCTTCCAGCCACGCACCACGGCGGGCAACTCGGGAAACAGTTCCGGCCGACCGCGTGCGAGCGTCATGCGGAACGATGCCACGCCGCGCTGGATGCGCTGCCATTCGGCACGCGCCGCGCGCTCGGCATTGGTCTTCGACGCGTAGGTGTGGCGTAACACCTTAACGTTGTCCGGGTTGGGGTTGGCCATCACATCGGCCACCGTCTTCTTCTGCCCCTTCTTGCGCTTCTTCGTCGGTGCTGGCTTCGTGACCACCTTCACGGCGTTGGACGCATCGATCACCACCTCGCCCTTCACCGCACGTCGCGCGTCCTGGTAGTACGCTTTCACTCCGTTGTAGTTCTCCCGGTCGGCGATCAGGAAACTGTGGGTATCGCCACTGGCGCGCGTGATTTCCACCGTGGGCAGCTTGATCCCCGTCGCACTCTGCGCGCCCCCCGTCTTGATGAACAGCAGCCTTCCGCCCTTCACCGTGGCGATAGCATCGTGGTCCTTGGCCAGGCGAGTCAGGAAGCTGGCATCGGATTCCCCGGTCTGGTCGATGTGGTCAATCACCAGACCCAGCAGCGATGGCGACACCACATGCGTCAGCGCATTCTTGGCCGCGATGCCGCCGACGATGGCGCCGATAGTCTGGCCACGGAACGAGCGTTCCTTGCGGGTGGACATGCCGCTGGCCAGGTCAACGCTGCGCGCACGGATGGTCAGCCTGTCGGGCGGCCCGGAGTGCTCCAACTCGTCCACCTTGTACTGGCCCTTGTCGACCACGCCCGTGTCCTGCCAGCCGATCCCGAGCGAGAGTGTGGTGCCCTTGTCAGGTAGCGCAAGCATGCCGTCCGCATCGTCCAGTTCGATATCGAGCTGGTCGGCTTCGAAGCCACGATTGTCGGTGAGCGTCAGCGAAATGAGCCGGCCCGCGAAGCGGTTGGTGATGTCTTTCGGGCCTTGCCGCAGCCGATACACCGGCACCACGGCTTTGCCGACAATGGACTCCAGTACGGTGGATATGTCCATGGTGCTTAGAGAAAGCTGGAAACGACGCTGGAGGCCAAGTTCATGACCGCCTCACCAATAATCTGTTCGAGCTTGCTGTCCACGCGTGTGAGCTTCAACAAGAACTCGATGCGGCGAGCCTTGCCGTCCTTGAAGAATAGGGTACGGGTCACCGCCAGCGAATCGATTTCGAACATGCCGTAGTAGTGCCCCGTGCCCTCGATCAGCACATAGGACAGGCCGAGGTTGCCCATCATGCGCAGCACTTCGATGGTGTTGTCGCCACCGCTGATTTCCGGCAGCAGCACACCCGACAGCGTGATGGTTTCGTCGTCGGGGCCCATGAACTGCCGCGAGGGGCGTTGGCCCACTCGATTGTTCGACGGGTGGCGCCAGCCAATCTGGTGCTGGAATTCCTGATAAGGCGCCGTCTCCAGTGCGAAGACGAACAGCCCGAGGGCCATCATCATGGGTCAATCCTTGTCGGTAAGTCGCGAGCGGGAACGGGCGCTCTTCTGTGCCTCCAGCCGATCGAGGCGCTCGGCGACCAAGCGGGCAATCAGCTTCTCGTCTGCACCGGCCGGCGGGTAAATATTGATGACGGTAGGGCAGCGGGCGCAGCCATCGGGGCACCGCCCGAGCGAGAGGCGGACGAGATGGGTGACCGGTTGTCGATGCTGACGCCGGCAGCAGCCGAGCCGGTGCCGATGGCAATGCCGGCACCGATGCCCGCCATGGAGCTGGCCACCTTCGATACCACGTCGAGCGGGCCGCGCTGGTTCTGCGAAAGGCCCTGTTCCAGCCCGCTCATGGTGTATCCGCCCAGGTCGGCGAATACCCGGCTTGGCGAGTGGATCCCGAGCTTCTCCTTGAACCACCCCACAACGCTATCGCCCACCGATACGATGGCCTCGCGCACAGCGCCTACACGGCTCGTGATGCCGTTCACCAGTCCCTGCAGAAGGTTGGCGCCAAACTCGCTGAATTTTTCCGGCAGATCCAAGCCGAACCACCGCAACACCGGCGCGACGACGTTATAAAGCGCTCCCATCAGCGACCAGTTGGCGATCAACGATAGGATGCCGCCCAGCCCGCCCTGAAACGCCGTCGTCACCTGCGCCCACAGGCCGGTGAAGAAGTTGCGGATGGGATCCCAATACTTGATCAGCAGGAATGCGGCCACGCCAATGGCCGTCACGGCCAGCCCGATGGGATTCAGCAGGAACACCCGCCCCACGAAGCTGAAGACCGACATCAGGAAATTGAAGGCGCCGGCCAGCCGCGCGACGATGCCCACCCCGCCACCGAGCTGGATGCCGAGCATGGCCATGCCATAGCGGGCAATCACCATCGGGCCGAAGACGGCCGCGAGCGCCAGCGTCAGGCCGCCCATCACCGTCAGCAGCACGCCGACCGCCGCTGCGCCCTTGATGAGCCAGCCCACCAGCTGCGGATGTGCCTCCGCGAACGCATTGAAGCGGTCCACCAAGCGGCCCACCGTGTTCATCAGGTCGACCAGTGTCGAGCGTAGGACTTCCCCGCCCGCGCTGCTGGTGTTAAAGATCTGGTTCTGCAGGCGCTGCCAGCGCGCCGAGATGGTGTCTTGACGGGCAGAAAACTCGCGCGACATCGAGCCCTCGGCCTTCGAGCCGTTGGCAAGATCGATCTGGCGCTTCAATTCGTCGGGCTTGTCGACCAGCTTGGCCAAGGTGTCCGAATGCTCCATGCCCACCAGCTCGACCATGACGCCAATGCGCTTGTCTGCCGGCAGCTTGCGCACCGCCTCGATTACCTTGAACAGCGTACCCGTGGCGTTCGTCGCCATGCCCTTCTGGATCTCGGTGGTGGTCAGCCCGATTTCGGACACCGCCGCGTGGAACTTCTTCGTGCCCTTCTCGGCAGCAGCGAACTTCTGGACGATGGCGTTGATGGCGGTACCGGCCGTCTCCGTGCGCTCACCCAGCGTCAGCAGTGTGGAGGCCAGGGCGGCGGCATCCTTCGCCGGCATGGCCACGCCTGACACGACGCCAGAGATGCGGTTCAGGACATTGATGATGTCATTGCCCTTGCTGATCGCGTTGTCGTCCAGATAGTTGATCGTGTCGGCCAGCCCCATGATCGCGTTGGTCGGGATCCGGAAGTTCTTGGCCACCTTGCCCATGCTCTCGGCGATCTCGTCCGGCACCGCGTCAAAGGCGGTGGCCATCATCGCCACGGTGCGCGTGTACTCGATCAGCTCGTTCCGGGGCACTTCCATACGGGCACCGGCCGTCACCATTTCGGCGATCTGCGCCGTGGGGATCGGCAGCTCCTTTCCGAGCTGACGGATCTGCCGCGCCATGTCGTAGTAGATGTCCGTCAGCTTGCCGCTTGGCTCCCGTGCGCCCTCCACCTGACGGGCAATGCCGAGCATGGCGTCCTCGAACGTGACGTAATCCTTGACCGCCTTGGCAATCGGCGCCAGCACAATGCCGCCAGCCGCCGCAGTCGACGCGCCGGCATTGAGCATGGCATTCCGGGTGGCCATGCCCTTCTGGTATTGGGATTGCGCGGCGGCAAGTGCGCGGTGCCGCTCTCCCACAGCTCTCAGTTGGGCCTGCTGTTGCGCCAGCGCTTGCGATGTGGTGTCGATGCGCCCGCGCAGGTCACGCTGTGCCTGGCCAAGGTTCATCGTGCTGATACCAGCCGCATCGAGCCGGCCGCGCACGCCCACAAGGCTCTGCTGCAGCTCGCCGCCGCGCTGCTTTAGCGCCTGTGCCTCCCGCACTGCCGTCTGGAAGGCCCGTGACATGGCGGCCGTGGGCTTGTCGGCCGCCGCGATCTCCTGCGCCAGTGCCTTCACGCGCGCCTGCGTGGCGCCCAACTGGTTCTCGGTGATCGCGGCATCTTTGGACAGCTTGCGGAAGCTGTCGATGTTGGCCTGTGCCCGGTTCAGGTCTTTGAGCTGGTCGCGGGTGGCCTTCACGGCCTTGGCCAGGTCAGAGCTGCTGCCCATGATGGCGCGGAACGGGCGTGTCACGCGGTCGACGGCCTGCAGCACGACTTCCAGCCTGAGGTTACGGGGTGTGCTCATTCGTCAGATCCGCTACGTTCGTATGCGCGCTCGCGCCACTCCATCAGCTCTGCGACCCCCATGGCGTACATCACCTCTGGGGGCCAGTGGAAAATTACTGCAACGTCTGCGATGGCGTGCTCGACTCGGTCTGGAAGCTTTCCTCCTTGGCCGACTTCGGCAGCAAAAAACCGGTCACCGCCGTTCCCAACTGGGTCAGGTCCGCCGGATCCAGCTTGCTCACATCGTGCTGGGTGAGCGTGGGGGAGGTGATGCGCGGCAACACGGTGTGCAGGGCGGTCACGTCCATACGCATCAGGTCGACCAAGCTGCAGCCGCGCAGCTCGCCCGATCCGGGCTTGCGCACGGTGATGGACGTAATGGTCTGCTCGCCGCGCTTGATCGGTTGGTCGAGGGTGATATCGGTGGAGGTCGATTGGGTCATGGCGTCGGAATGGAAGAAAAGAGGTATGCAGGAATGGGCCAGCCCGAAGGCGGGCCCGCATGTGGCCCGTTACAGGCCCATGGCGCGGCGCTGGCCGGCCAGTCGATCCACACCGAAGATCACTTCGATGAAGTTCTCGTGGTCGATCTCACACCAGACCTCGCCGTTGACACTGAGCTTGTAGTAGCTGAGCGAAGTCTTGACCTTGAATTGGCTGTTGTCGCCGGCCTTGGCGCTGCCCATGTCCAGTTCGGTGTGACGGCCGCGAACGATGACCTCGACGGAGTCAGTGTCGCTATCGGCGTCACGCTGGAATGCGCCGGCGAAGCGCAGCAGCACGCCAGAGATAGAGGTGATGCCCCATTCCTTGAAGATCGCGCGCAAGATGCCGCCGTAGGTGGCTTCCAGCTCCATCTTCTCGGCGCCCAGGTCGATATCGACCGGACCGTTCATGCCACCCGCCCGATACTCTTCGAGCTTGCGGGTCAGCTTGGGTAGCGTCATTTCTTCGCATTCCCCCACAAAGCTCTCGCCGTTGTGGAAGACGTTGAAGTTCTTGAGTTTCCGTGGCATTGCCATGGCAGTTCCTTTTCAGGTGTTGGCAGCTCGCACGCTTACGCGTTGACGGCTTCCGCGAATTGCATGAGATATCGGTCGGTGATGCGCTGACGCAGCGTCAGGTTTTCCAGCGGCGGTACCGGCGTGTAGTCGTAGTCGATGCCGAGCTGGCCACCCTTGAGCGAGTCCTTGGGGTTGAACTCCGGGTCGTACCAGGCGGAGCCGCCGAGCAGATAGCCGTTGCGCGTCAGCGAGCGCATCTTTCCGTTGATGCCTTCCACAAGGTCGCGCACGAGCGAAGGCGTCATAGGCAGGTCCATGGCCCACGCGTGCGCCTCGGCCATGGTGTCCGCCAGCACCTGTGCCGTGCGGGTGTAGTTCTCGAACTGGAAGAGCGGATCGGAGCTGCAGGTGCGCGAACCCCAGAAGCGGAACCCTTGGAAGTTGATCAGCGTGGTGACGTCGTTCTGGTTCAGGTAGCCCGCGTCGGTGGCCGGATCCTGCAGATCCCAGAAGACGTCCTTGGACAGCCCGGTCACGCCGTTGATGGCCACGTTCGACAGCGTCTTGTGCCAGCCCACCTCGTTGTCGAGCTTCGCGCGCAGGCCCAGCGCGCGCGCCGTTGCAAACAGCGTGGTCTCGGCGTTGGACACAGTGTCCCAGCCGATGAAGTCGGGCCAAATGGTCATCAGCTCGCGCTGGCCGAAGTTGTCGCGGTACGCCACCGCTTCTTCCTTGGTCTCACAGCCGAACGCCGACACATAGGCGAAGGCGCGCAGCTTCTGCGCGATGCTGGCCAGCTCCGTGGCCACCGGCAGGCTGTCCATGCCCGGAATGCCGAGAATGCGCGGCGTGACGCCCAGGCTGTTCTTGGCCGACAGCAGCGCCTTCATGCCCGTGAAGCGGCCGTTGGCATCGGTGCCGCCGATCAGGTTGCTGGTGGTCTCGGCGTCGGTGGCGCCCTTGGCTACGCGCACCACCACGGTCATCGGGTTGGCCTGGTCGGTGATGGCGTCTAGCGTCTTGGCAAGCGTGCCCGTGTCGCCGGCTTTGCCCAGCGACGACATAGGGCTGGTCAGCAGTACCGGCTTGTTGAGGGGAAAGACCGCCGCGTCCGCGTCTTCAGCGATACAGACGATGCCGGGCACGGCGGTCGCGATGGTACGAATGGGGCGAGTGCCTTCGTTGATTTCAACGACACGTACGCCGTGGTGGTATTCAGATGGCATGCAGTCCTCCGGGAGTGATCCTGACGATGGTGGGATCGTCCCGAAAGGATGCTGCGCACGCGCGAGGCTGTCTCTCGAATGATGTTGTACGCCAGCGGCGCACAACATCAGGCGCGTAGGGGGCGGGGAATTGACGCTGTGGGCGGCAGCATCCAGAGGTGTTGCGGGTACACGCGGCGGCGGAATTCTGGACGCACAAGTGGCTGGCCGGCAGCATCGAACGCCCATGCCACCAGCTCGGAACAGAACCATGCGTCGTCGGATTGCCAGTCGCGGCGTAGCGCGAGGCCGGCGAGCGCCGAGTAGTCGTATGGCTTTCCGAGCTGGGATGCAGCAGCGTCAATGACAGCTTGCGGATTACGCGCGGGCAGATCCGCTATCGCGAAGTCTGCACTACGAGACAGCGCATCGGCCAGCGGCGCACGGCGCACGCCGTGAAGCGCCACGGCTTCGATCACGCTGTCACCGTCCACCACGGCAACGTGTGACCAACGCGACCACGTGAAGGCACGGATGGCCACCGAGAGTGGCAGTCTCGTGGTGGAAAAGAGAACGCGCACGCTCGACATGGTCAGCCCGCCGCGTTGCCGAGGTTTGCCACCTTGGCGTTGATGCCAGCGATAGCAGCATCCGCAATCGCAGTGGCGGCGTCGGCCATACTGGCGTTGCGCACGGCTTCCTTGGCCTTCAGGCGGGCGTCGCGAATCGCGTAGAGACCAGCATTCCATGCTGCGGCCTCGGCAAGGATGTTCTCCGCCGCCTGCTTCGCTGTCCAGTTTTTGGCTTCGGCCCAGCTTCTGATGCTCGGTGGGCAATCGCCCGTGAATCCTGTCGCCTGGTAGCCCTTTGCCTCCGCCTCGGCGAGTTGGTACTCGGCGGCGCGCAGAGGGTCACCAGCGACAGCCAGGCGCGCTGCGTCGGCTGCGTCGTCGATGCGCTTGCACTGCGTCGCGCAGACTGTGGCAAGTGGCGGCGGCGGAAGTTCGACGTTGGCGCACGTGCCGTCGGCGAACACCTTCATCTGAGTGGTAGGGCGTTGCCCGGCGCGCAGTGCCTTGTAGTCTTCGGCCTTGATCTCGATGGAGCCGGCCGGCACCTCGGCATAGACGTCGCTCGGATAGAAGCCGATCACAACGTCGTTCGCGTCAGTGGTGACAAATACTTTCGACATGACTCGTACTCTCTCTAAAGGGGGGGTGGGGCGTTAGTAGCCGATCGACCAAATAAGCGTTCGGGTGCTACCGCTTCCATTGGTGTAGATATTCGCGCCGGATGTGGAGTACACAGACGTCGACCAGGTGAAGTTGCCGAAGCCAGTGTTCATGTTGCAGATCTGCATTCCGAAGCAACCACGTGGGAAAACCATGGCCCACGTCACGCCGTAGACGGTGTTAGGAACAACGCCGGTCCACGGGCCAGTGTCGATCCACTGAACAATGAGTCCGCCCATCCAGTCCGGGAATTTGATATAGCCGGCAGCGTTGAAAACGAACCCGCTACGCAGCTTCCTGGGCGTAACGATAGTGTTGTCATCGGTGCCGGCGTTCGTTTGTGCTTGAGTGGCGAGCTTTGCCCATCCGAAGACCGTCTCCGTGGCTTGCACCAGAAGCGCACCGAGCCATGCGGACATGCGCGTCTTGAGCTTCTTCGGCGTGACAATATGGCTGTCTTCGTCGCCGGCCGTGACCTCGGCGTCGGTGGCCACCATGGCGGGCGCTGCGACCGACTCAGTCGGCGTCGGGTTCGTGCCACCTGTCACGCGGCCGCGCACGTCCACGCTCACGCGGCTGTACGTCCCTGCGGTGACGCCGGTTCTGCCGCCGAGCATCTCAAACACGAGCGCGGTAGTGCCGAGCGTAATCGGGGCATCGGTAGCGAGTTGCCACACGGAGTCCGCGTTCACGTTGCCCTGCTCGACGGTCAAGAACAGACCGGGCGTGACCTCGATGCTGACATCGGCGTCGGCCGAGCGCGCCCAGGCGCCGGCGGCTGCAATGTAGATCCCGTTGTCCTTGCCGACGGCCTGGTCTTTCACCAGCACGCGGGCACCAGCGGTCAGTACGACGCCGTCGACGGTAAGCAGACCCGACAGGGCGGCAACAGGGCCGATAGTGGCGACCAGAACGGATTGCTTGCCGTCTTGCTTTGCCAGCTCGGCTGCAATCTGCGCGTCGGTATATGCGCGGCCCTGCGCAGCCAGCGTGTCGGCGTAGCCGCGCGTGGCGAGTACGATGGCAGGGTCGACCTTCAATTCAACCGTTGCGCCGCTGGTGTTCAGACAGACGAGGCGGACCACTTGAGTGCGCGCTGACCCTTCGGACAACACCGGCTTGTAGGTCTCGGGGATGTTCGAGTAGTAGCACAGGGTGCCGTCCTCGGAATGGATGCCGGCCTCGCGGATCCACCAGCCGCCTTCCGTCTCTGGGATGACCTGCTCGGCAATGAACTGGCTCGCATTGTCCGGGTCTTGCGTGAGCGCATTAATCGGTGCGCGGCGTTGTTCGTTGATGAGCGCCGTACGCAAACGGTTCGGGATAGGCAGGGCGCCATTTCCATCGCCCACAGACATGTGCGTGAACTTGAGTGGTACGCCGAGTGCCTGAGCGTTGGCGAGCTTCGCCTCGCCGGCAGCGGTAGGGATGAGGAAGTAGGTTTGCGCCATGGCTCACAGGGGGTTGACGGTGATCGTGTCGACCAGGTGAACGGCGCCTGCGTAGAGCGATGCGCCGGCCACCTCGACGGGTTCGGGGGAATACGGGTAGACGGTGATGACGTCGCCAAGCAGCGGCGCGCCTGTATAGCGGACAGCGCCACGCGTCTCCACGCTGATAGCCAGGCCGGTCAGGTGCCTGGAAAGCGGCTTGGCGTCGTCGATGAGGCGCTCCAACTCCGCGTACATCTGTTCGGTAATGCCGGTATCCAGCACGCCCACATCCAGATGGAACGTGCCGCGCGGGCCTTCCGGCACCATGTCGTACCAGGGCACCACACGGATCAGGTAGCCCAGCGGCTCGATGGCCCGGCGGATGGCCCCGACAGTGCCCTTGCGCTGGTGGACAAAAAACGATGCATCGATCACGGCACGCTTGGTGCCTTCCGGCCAGCTCGGATCCCAACGGTCTACCGACCTCTCCCACGCGAGGAAGGGCAGCACACTGGCCGGGCATCGTGCACCATCGCCTAGATCCCGGATCGGCACCGGGATACGCTCAATGGCGGCGCCGGCCATTGCGATGTTTCGCTCAATGGCCGTGGCATTGGGCGGCAGGATCCTAGTCACGGGCGCCACCATCCATGACATTCACGGCGGTGCAGTACGCCGCCTGAGTTTCGTCAAGCACCACATCCTCCGGAGGCGAGCGGACCTCTACGCGCGACACGCCTTCAGCAAACAGGGCACTGTTGATGGCTGAGCGGTCGATGTCCCGCCCGAGTCTCCGGCTTTCCCGACGGTAGGCATCAATACGCTTGGCGGCCTCGGCCAATACAAGCTCGCGCTCGGGTCCGTTGCTCTTCGTAAAGACAGTGGCGTCGATCTCGTAGTGCGTGATGCGGGCGGACTGAACGGTCAGGCGGTCTGCCAGTGGCCGCACGTCTTCATCGCTGAGCGCCACCTCCACATTGTCCAGCACGTCCCTTTCGACGCTGCCGTCGCCATCGATGCCGAGAACGGTGATGACGACTTCGCATGGATCCGGGCTGATCGCACTGACATCGGCAATGCGACCGTCCGCGCTGCGTGCGTGGAACTTGTAGCCTTCGCGCGGCCCAGCAGTGGACAGCCCCTCGAAGGCGAGCTGCGTGCGCTCGGTCAGCGAGGCGTCCTCTTCCATCAACGCAGCTGTGGGCGGCTCGGTGGTGGTGTCCTCGGGCGTCACGACCAGCCGCTCCACGTTGTAGTTCGCGGCGACGTGTTCAAGGTCATTGCCCTTGGCATAAGCCAGCATGCGCGCACGCGAGGCATCGTTCACGCGCTGACGCAGGATGGTCTCGCGGTAGGCGTTCTCCTGAATCAGCTTGACCACGGGTTCGGATTCCAGCTGCAGCGTCTTGGCCACGTCGGCTTGCTGATCGACCGGATAGAGGCCGATGTAGTACGCCTTGCGCTCCGCAACAATGGTCTCGTAGTCGATGTTCTCGACCACATCGGGAACCGGAAGGCGCGTCAAATCAATGGGCGTCGTCATACATTGGCCTCACGTAGGGGGATGGACAGCGTGCCGAGCGGTGTGCTGCGCGCGCCGTCGACGCGATCCGCATCGAGATCCACCGTCATGGCACCTTCGCCATTTATCAAAAAGGAGGCGGAGTTGACCTGGACGCGCGGCTCCCATTTCACGATGGCGGCAACTGCCGCCGACATGACTCGCAGCCGCGTGATCTCGTTCAGTGGCTGATCGATCAGCGTCGGGATTTGGGAGCCGTAGGTGCGCCGCATGACACGCGCGCCTTCCTGCGTGGTCAGAATGTCGCGGACGGACTGCCAGATGTGAGCCAGATCGCTGATGGCGCGGCCACTCGCACTGTTGAGGCCGAGGTAGGTCATCGCGTGCCTTCCGTCCAAACGCCACCGCGCTGCACGCCGCCGTGGCCGTGGTCATCAACCACCACGCCATTGGACGAAAGCTTGCCGCCCTGGTGGTTGAAGTCCCCCGTGATGACGTTGCCGTTCGCGCCGCCCTTGCCCGCGATGCCGTTCTGGTAGGAAAGCAACCCCTTGACGGTCACATCGCCATCGAACGTGGTGTCCGGGCACTTCACCAGCACGCTGGTGGCGGCCTCGACAATCACTTTCTGAATGCCCGCCAGCGACAGGGTGCCGGAGGAGTGGTTGTAGGTCGTCGTCGCGCCATCCGGATACAGCGTGACCGTTTCGTCCGCGCTATGGCTCGGGGTGTCGTTAGCGTCAGAGGGGATGCCGCACAGCACGATGCCGTTGCGTGTCTCGCCGCTGGGGCAGAAGAGCAACACCTGCTCACCAACGGTCGGCGGACTCCACGTGCGCGTGCTGCCTGCACGGTGCTCTGCCCACGGGAGCCAGTCGGTATCCAGACCGCCCGACGTGATGCGCACACGCGGCGGCTTGCCATGCTGGATCTCGGCAACGGTGCCGGTGCGCAGCAGGTTCTCGATCAGTCGGAGGATTTCAGCGGTGTCCATACCGCTAGCGTGCGCTGCGCGCGCGCGGCGGTCATGCGATTCCTGTTGTGAAACTCCGCATCACAACAGATGATAAGCAAGATAGTTGGCTAGGGGGATTGGCGGAGTCATTCTCGAGATACTGGCTTGTCGTCGGCCAGAAACTTTCCTCCCTTGCTCCGCCTCTCCCGCAAACGGTCAAGCTACAAAAATGCCGCCTTGATAGGTTCCGAGTTCCACAAGCACAGTCGTCTTGCGGCACTCTTTGAACTCGAACTCATCGCTATCGACTGGACCTCGCGCCATCACAAACTCTTCCTTTTCAAGGTCGTATTCTTCTGTTACGAACTTGTGCGCCTCTACTCCAGCGAAAGTCCGCTTGGACAAGCACCACTTTCCATCGATGTTTTTCCAGATGTGCCGTGTGTGCCCGCGCACGTGCTGCTCGCTGACATTCACTCCCCCGTCATCTTCGATTTCGAGTGCCGCGTCGGTCGGGTTAAATGAGTCAGAGTATCTGAGTGCATCTGCGCTAACCTGCGTAGAGAAACATCCGGGTGAACGTTCGCTTGCAATGCACAGCAAACGAACGACACCCCTGGTATCTACATCTTCAACTTCGAAAATGGCGGCGATCACTCCATCTTTTGTGGCGGACATCACGCTACGCGCACCTGGTGGAAGCTGACCGCCGAAAAGGCCGCGGCACTGCCTTTCGAGTGAAGCCGCGGCCCAATCCGGCAACCCAGTAGCGGCTGCGGCCGAGACAGTCGGTGCTATGAAACTCGCTAGCGTCCAGCTAATAAATTGGCGACGCGATGGGCCTGCAGTTTCCATGCTCAGTGCTCCGTTAAGTGTCGAAGCGCAGTGTAGCTTGAAACCCAAAAAGCCAGAGTCCTACGCGGTAACATGTCCAAATACAAGATCCCCAAGTATCTTGAGGTCGGCATTGCTGATTCCCAGAAGTTCCCGCTTTGCGTACTGCACTTCGAGTCCGCCCTTGTTCACTCGGTCGCGGAGGCCAAATTGATGGATGGCCGCGATGCGCTCGGCGCGCCCAATGAAACTCACCAAAGCGCTATTCGGATCGGACTGCGCCTTCATGAAGCGCGAAGTGCGCAGGCGCATGAACATCGCGCGGCGGACTCGGCCTGCCTGTTGCCGGAGGCGCGGCTTGCGCGGCTCGTAGGCTGAGCCATCTGGATTGCGCTGCTCTGCGATCCGAACCGTCTGCCGGCGCCGCAGTTCACTAGCGACGGCACGCAGCAGGGTGCGGCGCTCGCCGGCATCGAGTTTGTGCAGCAGGGCACTTGCCCAGGCGGTCAGGTCTTCGAGACTGTTCACGACGCAGGCAGCTTCCAGCCGGATGGGTCGTCGTACTCGTTCGCGGGTTCCGGGGCATGCGTCACGTCGTAGCGCCCAGCGGCCACCTTGACGATCACCCTCTCGGTCAGCGGGATCCGCATGAGCAGGTCAACGCAGTTGTGGCTCAGGATGTCCGTCTCGAACTTGAAACCATCCGGTTGCCTGTCGGGGTTCGTGAACAGTTCCGGCTGGTTCGCGCGCAGCCACGCCATCACCGGCACCGTGATAGCGTCCGCGCTTTCCGCAAAGTCGGTCACGAGCAGCGTAAGCGTGTACTGATACTCGAATGAGATCGTCTTCGCACCAGTGGCCACCACGCGGCCTTCCTCCACGAACAGGTGCAGTTTTTCAGGGTTGCGCTTCAGGTCCGCCACGGCGGCGGTGATCGCGGCACGCAGTTCTACGGGCTTTCTCATTGCACTGGCTCCCCGATGATCGTCACGCCTTGCGCGCGCAGGGTGTCCTGCAGCGCTGTCAGCCGAGCGGCGTTGACGTGGCCGGTGGTGTAGTTGTCGGTGACGGTGCCGGCGACGGCAGAGAGTGGAAGCCCTGAGGGGGCCGCATCAGCAGCTCCGGGATTCGGATCGAGCACGCTACCGGTGGCGGCGGCGTCGTGCAGGCGGACAAAGCCACCAGGCACAGTGCAAGCGGCATCAGCTTCGAGCGTGACATAACGGGGAATCTCCTTGACGATGGTGTCGCCCTTCACGCGGATGGTCTGCACGCGGTCGACGTACTTGGTGACTTCGACAACACCGGCATCGGTGCTGTCGAGCTGGGCGCGCAGCGACGCCACCATGGCTTCCGATGCGTCGGCACGGCGCACGGCTTCCCGGTACCGGTCGGTGAACCAGGCACCGGCACCGGCCGCCGCCAGCAGGGTGACGACGGTGCCCAGCGCGATAGCGAGCGGCCGGTTCATGCGGGCACCTGTTCTTCGGCCTCGTAGCGCGAGAAAGCGCGGGCCAGCTTCACGTCGTAGAGGTTTTCCTTGTACGCCGCGCCGTTGTAGCCAGAGGCAAACGCTGCCCACTTCAGACCCTTCAGCGCCTTGTGAAGCGTGGGATCCGTTGCAATGAACTGTACGAAGGCGTCGAGCTGCTGGGATTCGCCGCTGCGCATGGCATCGGCAAAGGCATGCACGTTGGCATAGCCAAGGCGTTCCCAGTGGTAGCCCATGATCTGAAACAGGCCCCAGCTCGCCGAGGCGAGTGCGCATGCCTGGTCAAGCCCAGCGGCCTGCGCCAGTCGCATATGCTCCGCGGCCTTACCCATGTATCCGCCGCGTGCCGAGTTGACGATGTTCGGATACTGGCGGGCGAGCTGGTCCGCGTCATGGCCGGCTGCGCGCAGTTGCCGGTACATGATGTGGCGCTCGAAGAGGATCACCGGCCGGCCGTCAGGCAGGAAGCCCGATCCTTGGCTCTCCACTTCGTTGACCGCACGGACGGCGGCCAGCTTCACGTCCAGCGTTCTCGCCGCCCGGCGCAGATCCTCGGCGCCGAGGTGGCCGAGGCTGCGCCCGTCGAGCTGCAGGGCCAGCAGCGTCTTCGGGCCGGCCACGCCATCCATCACCAAGCCGTAGCGAGCCTGCGCCATCACTACGGCAGCGACTGTTGCGTCATCGAATGCACCCGTCAGGTCGATGCGGGCGCCACGCACGCGCAGCAGGCGCTGCAGCTCGCGTACCTCGGCGCCTACGTCACCGCGTCGCAGTAGCGTCATGATTGGATCTCCGAAGCAGGCGCACCAGCAGGGACTCGCCATCACCATCCGGATCGAGGCCGGTAATGCGGAACAGCTCGACCACGTTGCCGCGCACGGCATAGATGGCAATGCAGAGGACAGCGGTGATGCCGTTCAGCGCCGTCAGTGCCCATTCATAGCGTTCGAACGCTACGCCGATGGCGACGGCACCGGCCATGACGATCAGGGCGTAGGCCAGCCGTGCGGCCCATGGGCGATGTGCGGCACCGTTGCGGCGGAAGAACAGCAGACGGATGGCGATCAGGGCGCACAGCAGCGCCTGAAACACGTAGAGCATCTTCACTTCGCACCTCCGTCGCTGTTGCCCCGGAAGAGCGCCACCAGACGGTCGCCGTTGTCGGCAAGCCGAATCAGCGCCAGCAGCAGCTTCACCAGCACGGCCGAGGCGACCAGCGCACCCACGCCATGGCTGACTTCGGTGTCGGCCGGCAGGATGCGGGCGATCAACGATGCGGCCAGCGGCGCGGCGAGCCAGCCCATCACGATAGACAGCATGAGGAAGGCAATCTTCTTGCCGGTGGTCAGCTCGTCCGAATTCAGGGCGAAGACTGCGGCGCCAGCGAACGCGCCCAGCACTGTGGCCGCGTCGACGCCTGGCACCAGCGTGATCGCCCCGATGCCCGTCACGGCGAGGGCGGCGGTCGAGCTGGCGGAGATGGGTTCTGCCATGATTCATTCCTTGGGGTCAATCCCAGAGCTGGACGCGCTGCACGTCAGCCTGCTGGGGTAGGTCGGGCAGGTCTACGACCGTGCCGTGGGGAAGAACCGGGCCGAGTTCGGCCAGGCCCCTGTTTGCTTCGAGAACCGCTTCGGTGATGCCGGCGGTCTGGCCGTAGATGCGATGACAGATCGCATCTACGGTGTCGCCCTGCGTGGCTATTACACGCATCAGATCAGCTCCACGGTGCTGCGCGGCCGGCCCACGATGTCGCTTGCGGCCCAGCGCGCGTCGCGCCGCAGATCCTCCACCGCCTGCATCAGCGCCTCCGCCTTGCGGTCGCCAGCCGCCGTGGCGTCGTAGTCGCGATACCGCTCGATCAGGCCCGCCCGCGCTTCGCAGTACACCGCCCGCAGGTAGCGATGCGCGTGCGCAGACTTGCCGTCGATCTGCGCCGCCGGCACTGCCACCAGCGTTGCGTAGCCGGCCGCTTGTTGCTCGGCCCGCCACATGGCCAGATCCGCATTCACGGACAGCGCCGCTTCGACCAGGGCGCCCCGCAGGCGCTCGGCCGTCACTGTGCCGTCCTGCCGCATGGCCTCGGTTGCCGTGTCGACATCGATGTCGGGGAAAAAGCCATCGTTGACGATCTGGCTCTGATCGGATGCGGCCGGCTCGGATGCAAAGAATGAGGACATGGGTACGCAGTCGCTATGTGGAGGCGGTGGACGGGGTGACCGTTCGGGTTAGCCTTGCGGCGCGCCCTTGGGGCACCCCGTGCCGCCTGATGCGCGGGGTCACGCTCGGTGTCAGCCCTTGCCTTCCTCCTGAGAGGTGGCGGGGCCGGCATTCTTGATGTCACGCTCCAGGCGTTCGATATCCTTCTTCACGCCCACCTTGTCGTGGAGCTGCAGGGCACGCTGGAGCTGGTCGAGTGCAAAGCGCCTGCACGCCTGCTGCTGCACTGCCGTCGGCTGGCTGTCGACCTGACCCAGCGCCACATAGCCCAGCGCCTTGTGGAGCTTGGCGCGCACTTCGTCGGGCATGTCTTGCCCCTCTACGAGCTGCATCACCTCGGCCAGCGCTTCGGCGTCGACCGGCTGGCCGGCCTCGGCCGCCTTGATGGCCATCGCGGCGTATTCCTCCGCGATCAGGCACGCTGTGGTGCGCTGGTATTGGTCGGGCATGACCAGGCCGTGACGGATGCCGTAACGCGCAAGAGGCAGCGCACCGGCAAAGTCGCCGATATCGATGTGCCACACCATGACGGTCATGAACACTTCGTCCTGCACGCCCGTATCCGCGTCCAACGTGCCCTGCACCCAATCGGCGTACTCGGGCAGCATCTTGCGCTTGGCCTCGGCCTTGCGTTCG